CATTGCTTTCCATTCAGCCTCAGTGTCAGAAGATTCTGTTCTTGATGTATATGCTGAATAATTAGCATCTGCATTAATTACATTAACGCTATGACCAGCAGCAGTATAAATTGCTGCAATTTCATCTGCGGTTTTTTCTTCCATGATAAGAATTAGGTTAGTTTTAGTTTACCCTATTTCGAGGGCTGTGACTTTTGCTGATAATTCTTGTACTGCTTTTACTAATATCGGTACAAATTTTCCATAAGAAGCTTCTAATTTTTCTGGATTGGATTTATAAACTGCACCAATATAATCATTTTTATTTCCCAATGCAGCATCAATTTCTTGTGCTATAAAACCAAGTTCTGTCTTTCCATCATTAGCACTAGGTTCACGCATTGCCCAAGTAAATTTTCTTGGTCTGAGTGCGTTTATAATATCAAGTCCATCTTCTGAATCAACAATATCTGTTTTATCTCTTTCATCTGAAAGTGCGCTTATTGATTGTACTTGACAACGAATAGCAGTGATACTGGAATTACCAAGAGTTACTTCATTAGTGGCTGTTGCAGAAGAAGGATCTGCCTGATAACCAAGAGATGTGTTGTTTGATCCAGTTGTTATAACATCACCTGCTTCGACACCTAAAGCAGTATTATTAGCTCCAGTTGAATTTAATAATAAAGCACCCTTTCCAATCGCAGTATTATTATCTGCTGTAGTATTTGCTCCTAAAGCATTGTCACCCACAGCAGTATTTGACGCACCCTCTGTATTAACATCAAGTGCTTTATTTCCCATACTTGTATTTTGCGCTCCAGTAGTATTTGCAGTTAGAGCTTGAAAACCGAAAGCTGTATTTGCATTAGCTGTAGTATTTGCATCTAAGGCTTCAGAACCAAACGCTGTATTCTGTATTCCAGTTGTGTTGAGTTTTAATGCTGCATAACCACCAGCACTGTTATCCCTTCCAGTTGTGTTTGTTTGAAGTGCATTAGAACCTAATGCTGTATTTCCACTAGCTGTAGTGTTAGCCTCTAGTGCTTTATTTCCCAAAGCTGTTACCTGAGAACCATCTGTATTAGCATTTAAAGCATTAAATCCAACGGCAGTATTACTAGAAGAGGTAGTATTTGAAACTAAAGCACTTGCACCCACCGCTGTGTTTTGCGCTCCAGTTGTGTTTGCTATCAAAGCAAAATAACCTACAGCAGTGTTATTGCTCGCTGTAGTATTATCTCTTAAAGCTGCTCTTCCTAATCCAGTATTTTGCAATCCAGTTGTATTGGCACTTAAAGAATCATGGCCAAGTGCTGCATGATCACTTCCAGTAGTGTTTGCATCTAAACTTCCTACTCCCACTGCGGCGTTTCTACTTCCTTCTGTGTTTGATAGCATACTTACACGACCTACGGCTGTGTTACCAGCACCTGTAGTATTAGCGGTTAAAGCTTGATACCCCACCGCAGTGTTATTATCAGCCGTAGTATTTGCGTCTAAAGCTTCCGATCCAACGGCTACGTTCTGAGTTCCAGTTGTGTTTGCTAGTAATGCTGATGTACCTATCGCAGTATTGTTTGAAGCTGTAGTATTAGCTGTTAAAGCATTTGCACCTAAACCAGTATTAGAAACTCCTGTAGTATTAGCTGTTAAAGCATCTTTACCTAAGGCAGTGTTTGCAGCACCAGTTGTGTTTGCTGTTAAAGCATCTTTACCTATCGCAGTATTATTATCTCCTTCTGTGTTTGATTCAGCAGCATTAACTCCTAGGGCAGTGTTATCATTTCCAGTTGTGTTGGTAGTTAATGCGTTTCTACCTACACCAGTATTTCTTGTTCCTGTTGTGGTTGCTGCCAAAGCATTACTACCGACAGCCGTATTAACATTTCCAGTTGTAACACTTTTTAAGGAAGAAAATCCAACTGCTGTATTATTATTTGCCGAAGTATTTGCCTCTAAAGCATCTGTCCCAACCGCTGTATTTTGCGTTCCACTTGTATTTGCTGTTAAAGCTTCTTTACCTATAGCAGTATTACTTCCACCAGTAACAGCAGCATCTAAAGCATTTTGACCAAGAACAGTGTTACCACTAACAGAGTTTGCACCTTTACCTATATTTATAGAATTTATCGTTCCATCTATAGGAAATGCAGGCCCACCAGCTAATGTAAATAAATCTAAAAAAGCGTTATTTGCTGTATTTCTAAGCTGCATCATACTTGTAGAAGTATTAGCAAAAAATCCACTTGCAAAAGTTGTACTTGCAGCTGAAGATCCAGAATTATTTGTTGCTATCGCTTGTAAAACAGTATTTATATCAGCCCTGACGTTAGCACCCGTAGAGTTGTCTATTGTATAATCTGAAGCTTGTGCCATTTGTAATACAAAATTTTTATTTAATTATATACTACCCTAAAATTAACTTCCACGCCCAAAACCTGTTGCGGCATATTTAAAATTTCTATTAACATTATTACCGTTAGAATCCTTTACATCTATATCAAAACCAGTTCCAGTTATATTTGATAAAACAAAGAAATCACCCTGTGATTGATTTTCTATTGTTATACCGATTGAAGGCAAAACAGAATTTGCTGCAACGCTGGTACCTGACTGACCCGTAAAGAAACTATTTGTAAAAGTAACTGATTTTGTGGAAGTACCAGAGGCGATAAATCCACCTGCCGATGCCCCTGCATTGCCAAGACTTGTTTCTGTTCTGCTTTCTATTTGTGCTGTATATCCTAACTGTTCAATTTCAATTGATTGTGCAATATCTTTTGTTTCTAGATCACATCTAAATTTAAAACCTCTTGCAATATATTTACCATTTACAAAAGGATTAAACTGGCTAAATTCTGCACTGAAATTGCAATTACCACTTGTTGATAAAGATGTTGCAGAAGTTAATATAAAATTATTTGCATCAGATACACTTTTAATTTCATAATCCCCATCGACACCTGTTCCAGATGTAAAATCAACAGCCACAAAACTGCCGACAGAATATCCATGAGAAGATTTTGTTATAGTTATAGTTGTTCCCGCGCCACCTGATCCATTGTTTATCGTGTAAGTACCAGCGGTTGAAGTATCTGGGTCTGAATCAGTTGTTGCTACAAGAAGTTTTGCATTTACATCAACAGCAACAGTTGTACCATCAAAATCAGTCCATGTGTCAACATTTTCACTTCTTTCATCAAATAATTGGTTATTATAAAATCCTTTTGTGACAAAATGCCTTTGCAAAACAAGTGGTTGTTTGCCTCCTAAATCTAAAGTATTTGCAAAACTATAAGTACCACCTGTTGCAACAGAGTTGTCTAATAAATCCAAATCTTCTATGGCATCAAAATCTGAAACACCATCAATAGTATCTTCAGAACCAAGAACAAGACCATTGAGACTACTACTAAAAAAACAACCAACTTTTGCACCATTAAAAGGTGTTCCATCAGTATCTTCTCTATCTGTTAAAACTGTTAATTTTGGGAATATATCAGGTTGTGTTGAAATATTTTTTATTGACGCAGCATTAGCACTAATTCTTCCACCATCATCTCTAAACGCTAAAAAGTAAGTTCCATTAACAATATTTGGTACAATAGTTTCATTTACATTACCTGATAATTCTGGAATGACGTCAACAGAATCGGTAAAAGAGGCGCCAGTTGTTAAATTTGAACCACGAATTATTACGTTGCCACCATGTATAACGTCAACATCTGTTGATTTATCAAAACGTAATCTTATAAATTGATCTGATAAAGGTTCAATCTGCACATTTTGAACATCTGTTGGTAAAGCTGTTTTACCTTCAGCATTGAAAGTTAATAATGAAGTACCAGCACTTAATTTGCCTAATGTATTAACAGATTTTACAGCGAATTTATATGTGCCTAACCTTGATTCAAAAAGTTCAAAACTTGGTCTGGCCACCCTTAATCTTTCTGGATTATCATTTTCATATTGAAATTCTAGTAAATATTCTTTAACACCCTGTACTGGTTCCCATGCAACAAATATTTTTGATACGGCTCTATTACTTAGAGCAACTATTTGCTCTGTTGCCGTTAGGTTACTTGGAGAAGGTTTTTCATTTAATAAAGTAGTTATTGTTCTTGGATTAGCAGCAACAGTCGTATCTTCTACCTGTGAGTATTTATTAGTATCATGAATTACGGCTGTAATTGTATATTCAGAATCATTTTTTTCTTCGATGGAAACAACCCGATAAATTTGAAACTCAACAGAAGTATTTTCTATAGCCCATACACTGTTTGCCAATGGTGCTGAAGAAAAAGCAGATGAAACTGTAATTGTTGTTCCACTAATTGAACTTATTGATCTACTTTCAACAGAACCATCTGATAAAACAACTGAAAGTGTTGCTGAATTTTCTGTTGTCAGATCAGTATTGTTTGCATCATCTACAACAATAGTAGTGGTATCTGTGACAGATTTTATACGCCCTCCTCGTCTTACCCCTGCTCTTAATGAATCTGCAATGGCAATAATTGTAGATGGTCTTACAATCACACCAGCTTCAAGAGTAGTTGTAAAAGAAACTACCTCAGATTCTTTTAGATTTGAATATAAAAACCAACGGCCTAATCTATTTGCTTGACCTCTGGAAGTACAAGCAAAAGCTTTTAAAGTTTTTCTAGTTCTTCCAAACTTTGATGTTGAATCTGATAACGCTGTAATATCATCAGTTGTTACGAGTTCATAATCTATCGTTTGTGTTTCATTATCAAAATAACCAACTTCAACCTCTGTATATTTTGTTCTCTGTCCTACACCCTGATAGGTAAAACCTTCTTCTGTAACGTTTGAATTATTAAAAATATATTGTGCATCGGATGTATTTGTTGATGTATTAGTTGGTCTGTCCTGAGATATTTGTAATGATCCATTACTGTAAAAAGGCATCGCGTTCATCACAGAACACAAATCATTAATCAAACTGTAGGCATCATTTTTTTGATTTAAAATTACATTGCAGCTAAATCTTGGTTCTGTTGTTCCTGTGATTGGATCTGTTATTAATTCACTGGCATAAGCACTTGCAGAATAAAAACTAAAAACATCTAATGTATCTGCATCAATAACACCATCTGTACCACCAAAACCTTTATCTGTTGTCAAAATGTCATATAAAATCCATGCTGGATCAGAACACCACTCTTTATCTGTTTTGAAAGTGCCATCAAAAACATAACCATCAGGGTAAATCACTCTTCCATTATCACTATCAACTGTTGTATCACTTGGCACTTTAATTTTTGTACCTTTGATGCGATACATGCGCTTTGGATAGCTTTGAAATTCTTGAGCATTGAACCTTATGGCAACATAGGCAAAACCTTGATATGCACTTGTATCTGTATTTATTTCTGTAAGAGACAAAAATCTTGTTTTGTTTTGTAGTGTTGATACTGTGCTGTCATCTGTATTTCTAATAACTGTTATATCAATCGGAAAGCTCATTGTTTTTTCAAACTTGATCTCAAAATCTTTTACAAATGGACTTGTTGCTTTTCCATTAATAGAATTTGCCTGTACTGGATCATGAACAGTTCCATCATTTTCTGTAATTCGTATTGATACTTTTACTTCAGTTCCTTTTATATCTCCGTTATCTTCAAATTTTTGTAAGCTCGGAATTTGAACTGATACTCTTACCTTATCTACATTAGTATCTGTAATTGATCTTGTAACAGAAGTTGTTTTTGTTACTTCCACATTCACTGGAACAGTATTTTCAATAGCATTAATTTCTTGTAATGCTGTCTGATCTGATGCACCATTTTTAAAAAAGACCTCTACATCAGAAAAATTTTCATCACCGTTTGCATTTTGTAATGGTGTGCCATCAAGGAAAACATTTTTTCTAAAAGTATTTGTACCAACACCACCAGGATCTAATATTGAATCTATCTCTCCATAACCGAGCAAATCTAATACTGTTGCAAATTGTTTACTACGCAGCCCACCTTCTATCAGGTCAGGATCAACTACCTTTCTATCGGTTCCAAATAATTGATCATCAACTAATCTAGGCATTAGGTTATGCTTTTAACTACTTGAGTAGAATCTGTTCCTGAGCTTATTATAATTGAGCCACTGAAGACAGCCCCATAAATAATAGGTATTGGAACTCCACTTGAACTGACGTTCTGGATACCACTAAACGAATATGAACCTCTTATGGATGGGTCAATATCACTTACACTTGAAACATCAGGAATTGGATTTTGTGGTGATAATAGATCTACAACACCACCAATTAGCAGTGAAGTTCCAATAGTTGTTAAAGCTGTAGTGACTACAGAACTTGTCAAAACAGCACCTGCAACACTAACAACAGCCGTTGCAGCAGCAGCAGCCCCACCAAATATTGCTCCAACAGCAGCAGCTACAGGGCCAGAGCCTATCGCAATCGGTATAATTTGTATATCGCCCTGACCTGTCATTGATAAATACTCTTCTGTAATAACCCTTCCTCCCATTTTTATCTTATAAATTTGGTCATTCATATGTTTTTGCACACCTTCAAAGTTTGCTGTCAAAAAACTCATCGCCTGTTGTGGTGACTTTACAGCAGCCATAAAATATGACTTTCCTAAAAATTGCCTTAACTTACCATAAACTCTTATTTTTTTAAGCTGCATATCTGTAAACTCCTCTGAGTGCCTGTTGGTATCTTAAGTCAAAAAGTTCTCTACAACTCAAAGCTTTTATATTATGATTCAATATCATGTTATCACCTATATAAACAGCAACATGATCTAGATTACCTGTGACAGATTGAAAGAGTAAAACATCTCCAACTTTTATATTTTTATTACTTTTTTGTTTTTTAAATCCTGTTATCGGTAAACCTTTTTCAAATAAAGGGTTTTCAATAAAATCTTTTATACGTTTTGGTCTTTTCCATTCTTTTAATTTTATATTTTTTGTTTCTAAAAACCAATCTGAAATTATACTCCAACAGTCATATTTTCCCCAGATAAACTTTCTTCCAATCAACGAAGGTGCTTTCCAACCTGTAGGCTCAAAAGATTCCCAATGATCGTGTTCGATACTGTAAATATAATATGGAAACCCAAGATGTTCACAGGCTGCTCTGTCTGTATCAGAAGGCGTAGCAGCACCTACAGGGTGACTATGTATTACACCTATTACTTCTCCTGTATCTTCACATTCTGCCCAATCATCAGGATCAAGTATAAAAAATTCAAACTTTCCCTCTGCCAAGTTTTTACAAGGCCAAAAAGTTTCTTTACCTTTTATTATTGCAAGCAAACCACAAGCCTCCTCTGGTGCTTGTTCTTTTGCATATTCAATAAAAAATTCTTTCCAAGTCATAATTAAAAATTAACAAAAGTTCCAACGCCTGCAAAGTCGGCTTTTGTGACAAGTTTTTTAGGTGCGGATACACCAAACAGATCAAAAGAACTTACAAGCTCAAATTGAACTATGTTTCTATTTTCAATAGTTTTTCTTTCTATAAAGTAAACCTCACGTGGTAACTCTGCTGAAGGATCAACAGAACCGCTTTTGTATGGGTTTACATCAGATGGAAAATTTACTTCATCTAAATCTTTACTCAATGCTCTACGCCTTGTCACTTTTGCCCCTGCAAGATCAGATAATGCTGTGGTTTGATTTGTAAGCTGTAATATTGATGTTATTGTTCCCAAGAGGTTTGAAAGAGTTAAGGTTGGTCTTGGCAGTTTACCTTTACCAGAATATTTAAAACCTTCAGCTTTGACAGGCATCCTTGAATATGTATTCGCTTGCCATACAATGTCCAAGCTATCTTTCATATTATTTCCACTATGAAATAAATAAACGGTTGGATTTGCTATTGTTGCATTGACATTGAAAGATACATTACCATTTGTAAATTGTGAAGTTGTACCTGTTACTGTAAAAGTATTTGTATCAACTGTTTGAATTGTATAAACCCCATCAATTCCATTTCCTGAAGTAAAATCAAGAGTCAAAATTAAACCAACAGAAAATCCATGGCTGCTAAGAGTTATTGTGATTGTTGTTAATGATTGCACATAAGTAGCTGTTTTTGCTGTTTTTGTATAATGTATATCAGGCTTTAATTCAACAGAATATAATTCAATAATAGATTTATTTGTTAATCCTTGAAGTGCGCTTGTAGGAACTGCCATTATGGTTCAAATACTTCTCTGAAAGAACAGTTTATTATTGCTCTATTGTTATAAGGAATAGTTTTTGTCCATGAATCACAGACATATTGACCAGCCCCAGAAAGTGTAAAATCGACATTAGTAGCAACAGTTATCAATGCACTATCGGCAGATGTTGAAGTAAGTGTGAAAGTATTGGCATCAGCAGAAGAAGCAACAACATATGATCCATCTGTAGGGCCAGAACTATCGGTAGGTGCTGTAAAATCAACTGTTAATACATCACCTATTGCCACACCATGATTTGTAAAAGTTATGGTAATAATTGTTCCAGCAGCACCACTTCCATTTGATTGAACATAAGTACCTGTCTTTGCACTAAACCCTTCTGCGGGTGGTGTGAATGTGAAACTAGCCTGATCTGCAACCCTACTTCTTAAAAATGCCTCTATGACATCTGCATTAGTTTCAGACACGTTAAAAGTAAGATCATATACTTTCGGATCTTGCGATAATGGAAGGCCATACAAAGCCCTGAACTCATAGCCGTCACCTAAAGAAGTAACTCTTACTTTCGGTTTGCTTTGTTTTCTCATCCCATAAGTGGGCTGTATTGATGGAAATGTAGCCATTATCTATTTAATAAACCCCCCGCCCTTTGTTCATCAATTATAGTTGCCTGCACTACAGAGGCAATCAAACCGCCTAACTGATCAGCTTCTGATCCGTTACCAGCAACAGATGAGCCTGTGGCATCTACATTTACAGTGATCATATTGTTTGTTGTACCACCTCCACCTGTAG